ACCGACCTCCCAGGAGTCATAGGCAGCGTCCATCAGCTCATAACAGTGATCCACCTGTAGGACGACAGAAATAATGCTCAATCCGGCTGAACCCGGCTGAGCCCGGCTGAGCCCGGCTGGGAGTGTTGAAACAGCGGGAAAGCAAGGGGTCTGCGGGTTGTCCCGTGCCGATTGCCGTGCACCATGTGGAATAGGTCGTGCGACGGTTATTTGCTCAATTGCGGTGGATCATGCTTTGGGACCGCTGTTAAACGCCGAATTTTTCCCGGCAAATTACGGGGTGGAAAACCGGGGTAATTTTCCGGTCTTCGGCGAAGCCTGCATCCCGTTTGCACGGTCGTTGCATCGACGTTGCAAGGTGCTTGCGCGGGTCCGGTTCGGTTCAGCAACTGCCCCACCGGCCGGGCTGCTTGATGCCGAGGACATCCCGGAGCGGCAGTTCCTGCCCTGTCAATGCCCCAGCCATTTGAGAAGTTCTGCGATCAGTTGTTCCAGGCGATCTTCGCCGAAGCGCACCAGGTTGACGCGGCTGCCTCCGGCGATGGCGTGAGCATAGTTTACGTAGCCTGCGCGGTGCAGTGCGCTGGCGGCGGCATGGGATGCCAGCTTCTGCATGGCGCGGGCGTCGATGCCGGAGGCGGCAGCTTCTTCGCTGATGTGCAGCGTTGCCAGTTGCCAGAGGCGTTCGGCGGTGTAGCCAATGCCTGTCGCCGGATCGGTGGCGCGGTAGAGCGAGCCGTCATGTCCCACGGCGACGACGCGCACGAGACCGGGTTCTTCTTCCAGCCGTTTCAGGTCGGCGCAAGAGAGCGCCCCGGAGTCGGGGTGGTTTTGGATGGTCCCGATACGGCGGTCCGGGTCCGATATGGCCTCGCCCACCTGCCGGGAGGGCGTGACACTGTGCCGGTCGCCACTCACCCATCCCATCGGCGCGGCGTTGCCGCCGGGCACCGGGTTGGCGGCGTCGAGGTCGATGGCCGCGAGATGTTCGTTTCCGGTACGCAGTCCCCGTGAGCGGGCTTCGGTGATGAGGCCCAGTTCAATGCCGCGCGCTTCCGGGGCAAGATCGCCTGCGATCTTGTCATGGCGGGCCTGGTCGGCGAGGAATGTGGCACCGGGATTGGTGTCGAAGCCCGGCGTGATGCCTTCGGGGACGCGCAGCCTTCGTCCGGTTCGTGGATCGGTCCATGTCTTGTGGTTGATCTGCGGTTCTTGCGAGATGGCCAGTCCTTCATTGTCCAGCATGGCCTTGCTCATCTGGCGCACGGTGCAGGCGCAGAAATATCCGTTGGGCGGGTAGTGGGTGGCCCAAAGCGGATGATCGACGGGCAGGACCAGGCGGTGGAAGCGGGTGTGCGCCTGGCGTTTTGTTGGCCGCTGGATCTGGGTATACAGCAGGTAGGGCAGTTGTTTCCTGGTGCGCTGGATGCGGGTCCATTTGCCGGCGGCGTATGATGTTTTGAGGTTGGTGTCGAAAATGACGGCGAGGCGGCGTTTGGAGCCGAGCTGGACGGTTCGCATTTCGCCGGTGAGCGGGTCGCGCATGGTCTTCTGGCCCCACCATCCGGCGGCCTTGAGCTTTGGGGTGAGGACATTGTTGAACTGTTCGAGGGTCTTGCCTTCGGCGAGCGCCTCGTCCACGGCCTGGCGGATGGTTGCGATGAGATCGTCCTGCATGGCCTTGGCGACGACGAAGCCGCGGGCGTGTGATGCGCCCCACCAGTCGCGGTATGAGAAGCGGCTTTCGGGCGGTGCGTATCCCTTGGAGCGGAAGTATTCGATGGCCTCGCGGGGATCGAGGCCGATGGCCGTTACCGGGGGGCTGAGATCGATCGGATCGGCCATCAGGTCTGCGGGTCTTCTTCGTCACCGTCGGGTCCCCCCACAGGCAAGCGAAGCGCCGCCGTGCCAGGAAGGGCGGCAGAGCCGCCCGACGCATCGGCCAACGGGACGCCGGCGTTGCCGGCCATGCCTGCGATGAAGTCGGCGCGTGCGTAGAGCTGTGCCAGTGCATCCGGCGGCGGTGCTTCATCGATGCGGTCGAGGCGGGTGCGCAGGTCCTCAAGCGATGTCGCGCCGGCGATCGCCTCTTCGACGGGCAGGATTGTCGCTGCGGCGGCTTGCAGCGCGATATCCTCGCCGGCGAGCCGGTCAACGAGGCCGCTGATGGCGTCGGCAGCCGGGGCGCCAGCGGCGAGCCGTGCGTCGTTTTGACCGGTATCTGGCGACCTGCCGGGCCCCTCTTCCCATTCGCCGCCATAGACCTGTTCGATATAGGCGGGTGCGGGCCTTCGTCCGGATGCCTGCGAGACCAGCAGGTCGCGCCGTGCGCGCGCTTCCAGGTCCTCCGGCGGGGCTGTGTCGCGGGCAAGTCTGGGGATGGCGGCACCGGGGAAGTTCCAGGTGGTCAGCCATGTGGCGATGGAGCGTCTGAGCGCTGACGCGCAGCGTCTTGCGTCGGCGCTCACGAGGCGTTCGAGCACTTTCATGTGGACCTCGCCGGTTCCGACATGCTGGCCGATCTCGGCGGTTCCGTGCTGGCCGACGATGGCGTCGGCGATCATACGGTCCATGTCGCGCGAAAACAGCTGGAAATCGCCGCCCGACCGGCGGCTGCTTTCGAGGATCTGGATCTCGACGCCCTCGGGCAGGTTGATGGAGGTGCCGGCGGCGATGGCCGCAAGTGTCCTGAGCGCTTCGTCGATCTCCTTTGGCGGTGCGTTTCTTCTTGTCTTGGCGAGGGCGATGGGGGTTCCGAAGCGTTCGAGCGCCACGGCCCAGTCGCTGTAGTTGTGACGCTTGAGCCAGACGGGCCAGAAGCACCATGCGCCGGTGCCGGGTCCGAAGGGCTGGCCGCCATGGGCGCGTGGATTGGTCAGGAGGACGAACTTGGCCGGTGGCAGGGGCTGGCCGGCGGGGCGCTGGCGGGTGACCAGCAGCGGCTCCAGCGTCAGCGGGTCCCAGTTGAGCACGGACGGGTGTCGGATGCGCAGGTCGGCGATGCGCACGCGGTTGCCCTCGATCTGCCAGATGCATTCGGCGATGGCGTAGCCGTACCAGATGGCATGCAGCAATTCGCGGGTAATGCGGTCGATCTCCAGCGCCGAGAGCTGTTCGGCAAGGTCCTCGGCGGCCATGCGATCGCGGCGCGCGGTTCCGCCGGGTTCGATCTCCAGGGGTGCGGCGACGCCGGCATCGAGGCGCTGGCCGAGCAGCGCCCGCACCTTGGTGTCGGTGAGGGTAAAGTCGAGCAGGTGGATGGCGCGCCACTGGCCGCGCAAGGTGCGCGGGTCGCGGCCGATCTCATCGAGCCATGGGCGCATCTGGTCCTGGATGACGGCGGTGCCGAAGCGCACCGCCGTCATCTGCGGCGCGGCGATCTCGTCGGTCTGCGGTCGGCGCGGCAGGGTGTCTTCGGCCATGTTCAGATCCCCCAGGGCCGGGCGATGGCGAGCGGCGACAGCACCACGCCGCGGTCGTAGTCGACCTGGTAGCCGCCGTCCGGTGCGCCGCCGAAGGCGATGCGTGCGCCGGGCCGGGTCTCGCCGAAATGCGCCTCGAAGGGACCGGTCACGGAGGCGGCACCTGCGACCGCCAGTGCCATCGCCCAGAAACGGTCGGCGTGGCCGTCGCTGTCCTTGCGGTCAGCGATCAGGCGGGGCGCACCCGTGAGCGAGGGTTCGGCGCGCACGGAATGCAGGTCGTTCCGGAGTGCAGGATCGGCGGGAATACGGATGCGCCTGTCCTCGAAAGCCTCGCGCAATGCGGTGGCCACATCGAGTTTCCTCGCGGCCGACAGGATCACCCCTTCCACGGTCAGCGCCCCATGGTCTTCCTGGTACTGCTCGACCACCGCCTCGCCCATGCCGGTCTGGTCCACCAGGATACGCAGGGGACGGTGGCTCTGCACAAGACGGCGGATCTCGGCGCGGTGTTCGGAAAAGGGCTTGTCATGCAGGGTGACAAGTTCGCGCAGCCAGAGGGTGCCGCCATCATCCTCAAGGACGGCGGCCACCCAGAGATCACGGCGGCGCGCCACATCCACGCCGATATAGCAGGGACCGGAGCCGCGATGTTCGGGGCGCCCCGCCTGATTGTGCTCGGCCGCACAGAGGATGTCCCATGTGAGCCATGCCCCGCCGCCCGCCGAGGGGACACAATCCAGTTCCTCGGGTCCGTGGCGACCGTATTGGGCGCGGATGCCCGCTTCCCATGACGCCTCTGCCTGCCGCGTCACCGGCTGGCCGGTGAGGGTGGCAATGCGGGCGTAAAGCCCCTGATCAAGCGCGTCGCGCAGGGTGACGCGCTGCAGGGCACCCGGCTGGCGGTGCCCGCGGATATCGCGCACCAGCGTATTGAACGGATTGGCCTCGCCGTTATGGGTCGAGATGATGCGCACGCGTCCGCCCCAGGTGTTGAAGGCAAGTGCGGCTTTCAGCACCTCGTCGAGATTGTCAACAAAGGCCGCCTCGTCGATCACGGCGATGTCGCCGGGACGGCCCTTGCCGCGAAAGGCGCGCGGGCTTGAGGTCATGGCGAGGATCTGCCTGCCCGATGCGAGCGTGATGCGGAAGGCCCGGATGTCCTTGCCTTCATCTGCAATGAGAACCTCACCGGCGGCCCCGGCAGCAATGCCGAGGTCTTCTGCCCAGCCCGCGCAGTCGTCGATGAACCCGCGCGTCATATCGCGGGCATAGGACTGGTAATAGATATCGCCGCGGCCCTGGCCGGCATGCATCACCGCGTGATAGGCCTCGGTCCAGGAGATGCCGATGCGGCGGGATTTCTCGATCACGGCCAGGGGTGCCGCGTTGGTGACCCAGGCGCTCTGGTAGGGCAGGAGATCGCGGGCGCTCACGGGGCATCTCCTGCGCCTGCAGCCGGCGTGGCGGGCGGTGTCGGCCCTTCCACGGCGGCCCGGATGGCGGCAGCCACTTGCGGTGTCAGCGGCACACCGGCGGTGCGGGTGGCGCTCACCGCGCGATCTGCGGCGGATTTGCGCTCCCCGGCGATGAGGCGCTGGCGTTCCTTGTCGGCCATCACCTCGCGCAGACCGGATGAAGCCATGACGTCCTTCATCATGCGGCCCAGAAAATGCAGATCACGCGGGTCGATCTCGTCAGCCTCGCGGGCTATCTGGGCCTTCATCACCTTGAAGGCCACGGTGGTGATCATCCTGAACAGGACAGACTGGCGGTTCGCCTCATCCTCGAGGCCTGCCTCGTCGAGCCAATCGGCCGCCCAACCGGACGCTTCTTCCTGCAGCTTCGAGAATTCCCGGTGCTCGCTACCGAACGCCTTGACGGCGGAGCAGCCGATCGTGACCTGAAGTCCATGGTCGGCCAAGCGGTCATTGAGTGCCCCGGTGATCGCGGCATAGTCCGAGTAGCCGCGCGCCCGCATCTCTTCGCACAACCAGTCGCGCAGTTCGGCGGGCAGAAGATCGATCTTGCGCCGGCGCATCTTACCGCCCCTTCGGTGCGGGGCGTTTGACGCCCGGATGACGCGCCCGCGCCCCGGCCACGTCCACGCCGCGTGCGGTGGCCGAGACCAGCACGAAGCCGTCATGGTCATCCAGCATCACCAGGTCCTGTTCGCCGAGCCAGGCAAGGGTTGCGATCAGCCGGTCGCGCGAGGTGGCAATGCCGACGCCGTTCACCACATCCAGCAGGATCTCCGCATTGGAGGCATAGTCGAGGCAAGCCGAAAGGTGGGTCAGGATCGCCAGGCGGCGATGTTCGTCGAGTGTTTCGGCATAGCTCATCAGTGCGCATCCTTCATCAGGTGGTCCTCGATGCGGGTAATGGATGCCGACAGCTTGTCTATGGCCCTGGCGTCCTGCTCGATGGCCATGCGCAGTTCGCGCACCCCGCCTGCCTGGCGCTCGATGCTGAGCTTGAGCGCGTGAATGTCCTCTCGGCTTGCCAGTCCCGACACGGCGGCCTCAAGTCTTGCCAGGCGATCGGCATGGCGCTCCAGCCGCTCGGCAACATCGGGCGGCACGGAACCCGTGCGCGGCGGCGGCGTGCGGCGCAGCAAGCCCAGGCGCTGCAGGCCCACCACGGCCCCGCCCAGAATGCCGAGGATGCCAAGGAGGGCGGCAAAGGTCTGCCAGTCATCGGGGGTCGGTGTCATCGGCGAGCTCCGTCAGCAAGATCAGGATCGGTTCGCAACCACATTACCTGTCCGTGCGCCTGCCGGGCAGCGGACCATGGTCCGCTGTAGCCTGGCGTCACCATCACGCCTCATGTCCCATTTTGCTACATCAAATGATGCAGCATGATGGGACATGAATTCATGACCGTATCCATCATATGGAAACCTGCATGTAGCGTCGCGCGGTCCTGCGGGTGATGTGCATGGCGTTGGCGATCTGGCTGGCGTTCATGCCGCGGGCCGCAAGCCACGGCACCACATGACGGCGTGCCAGCGGCACGGCGATGCTGTTGCCGCCGAAACGCCGCATGAGGCTTTGTGCCGGGCCCCTGCCGATCAGGCGCGACAGTTCGCAAGCGGCGGCCGTGTCGCACCGGGGCACATCCCAGCCATCATCGCCGCCATGCCTCCAGGCGAGGACGAGCGCCGCCTCACGGCCGGCAACAGTCTCGATCTCGGCCAACACGCCGGGCAGTGCTGCAACATTCCTGTCGGATACCGTCATGATGCCTCCGGTTCAGGACTGTCCAGTTCAAGGCTTGCCTGGACGGCCTTCGATCCCTCGAAAGTGGCTTTGCCGCCTTTGTGGCACGGCGTCGCTTCGCTTGCCTGGAAAGCCAGCATGGGCGCCGCCTCGAGCGCGGCGATGCGT